TCATATTTATTATTATTTTTAAAGATATAACAAACATTTTCAGAATTATAATTAAATATAAAATCTAAATATGTAAATCGTTTATAATTATGACTATATGATGGATAATCATCATCATTATTAATAAATATAAAATTCTTATTAAAATTAATTATCCTATCTTTGTCTTTATGGTCAACATAATAAGTTTTGTCCCCATAATTAATTGTGCCGCAATTTAGTTCTTCATTTGTTCCATAATTTGGCTTCATTGTTGATAATGTAGTGTCATTATCGGTCTCAGAATATGAATCAATTTTTTTAATATTCATATTATGATATTATTTGGTATATTGTCTTTAAGTAGTTTTGGGTGATAAATAATAAAATGTATTTTTGTATATTTTTGAATTCTACCCATTCCGCTCAATTACTGTATGCTAATCCACCCATTCCCGACATAATTCTTAGCACGTTATAGTTGGTGGCATAGACACGAACCTTGGCAGTCTTGGTTCCTTCAACGGTGGCGTTAGAAAGAACAAGCTGTAAAGTAGCATTATCAATACGAGAGAAGTTGCAGGTACCAGATGGTTGATGCTCTTCAGGGCGAAGGGCAAATGAGTACACGTTAATACCTTCATCAGGGCATCTGGTGTGGGATTGGTATGGCTGAACCCAAGAGAAGTAAGAACCTTCGCGCTCAGAGAAGCGGTCTTGGCCGTTCAATTGGAGCTTAGCAGTGACAACTGGGTTCTGTCCCCAACAATGCATGTCCAACGAGGTTTCAGTGAGGACAAAGGTGCCGGCATCGGAAACAGTAGAGTTGTCGTTATGACTGCGTTGTAGACTGGAAATAGCAGCAATCAAAGAAGGATCTACCATGTCAGCAGCTTGGCCACCAAAGTTTGGCTCATTGTAAGGATTCTCAGGTCCGTGCCAGTATCCAGTGAAACCGTTAGGAAGGTCATAATCTAAAGCACCAGCATCGTTGAAAAGACCCTGGACGTCAATGTAGGAACGAGAATCAGCTGCAATAGAAGCAGGACCTCCGAAAGCATGGATAGCATTTGGAAGAGCATCAATTGCATCAGTGTAGTTGAATGGCTGAGCACCAAGAACCTTGAACAAAAGAGCATCGCAAACAAGAGATGAACAGTAGTCAACGTTCTGATCAGGCTGGACAATCCAAATCAATTCCTTTACTGGGTGGTTGAAGTTAAGCTTGATCTTATTGGAAGAAGAACCAACAGACTCATCACCAGTGAATTGAAGCTGAGTAATCAAATATTCATGAGGATTTTGGGCGAATCTTCGGCGTTCATCGGTATCCAAAAACACGTAATCAACGTACAAAGAGGCAGCAACCAAAGATTGGTTGTAGGCAATAGCAGCAGGAACTGGGCGGCCAGGAGAGTACTGGTTACCAACATATGCATTTTGGGCTGCAGAACTGGAACCCATAGCATCAGCATTGCTGTTGCAGCTCAAGGTAGTAACAGCCCACAAGCATTCGTCAATTGGACGAATATCAAGGTTAATCTTGACTTCGTGATATTGCAAAGCAATCAAAGGAAGAGCAAGACCAGGGTTGGTACAGAACCAGAATTGAAGAGGGATGTACAAAGTAGTTTCAGGAAGAGCGTTACGAGGAGCACACACTTGACGAGGAGCAGAGGAATCACAAGGACCATCAACTTCAGAAAAGGAAGGATCAGTGATAAATGTCAATTGAGTGGTGTTACCAATCATCTTGAAATATCCACGTTCCTGTTCAGAAGTCATGGTCAACTGGTTCCAAATGTGCATCCAGTCACCGTATTGACGGTCGATTCTTTGACCACCAATTTCAACTTCGACTTGAGCAATCATTTGTTCACCAGGGAAATCCAACCAACGAGCATACACTCCAGAACCAGAACCAGTAGTCAATGATCCAATACCCATAAGTTGGTTAATTTCAGGCAAGGTGACCTGTAAATAAGTTCTATAGGCAAGATCACCATTTCTGCTAATGGTGCATTGAACACGACGACCGAAATCAGCCTGTCCATTGAATGTTTGTTCAATTGATTCAATTGCGAAGTTAGTGTATCTTCTGTAAGTGACTTTCCAGAAAGTGATTTGTGGGTTACCAGTAAGGTAAACATCTTGTGCGCCATAAGCTACGAGTTGCATTAATCCGCCTCCCATTTTATACATTCCTTAAAGAAAAAAAAATTTTGCTAAATTACTTAATTAACTTAATTAATTAATTCAGATACCTACATATTACAATAATAATTTATTTATATCAGAGTTCTCCGCCATGAATGTAGCTAAATATGTTTCGTCAAAAATCTCTTTTTTCCCTTCATGATTTTTAGTAAATATATACGATTCATTTCGTTTCTTAATGGACCATCCACTGTCTAAAGCATTATATAAAAACATCATTTTCTTAAATTTCATTTTATCTATGTCTAAACATTTGCTATTTACTTTTATTTCTAAATCCATTTCTTAATATTTAAAATCATTCTTTATTTATTATTTTAACTAAATGCAAATTGTTCAAAATTAATTAATATATTTGGAAAATTATAAATTAAATATATTAATATACTTTTATATAGAATATTAAAATGCCGTCTTTTAAACCAAAAGCAGTGAAAAAAATCAAAATCAGCAAAAAATATACCACCACATTAGATGGTAAACATAATGAATTTGTTAGCGAATTTGTCAAGGATGAATTCGATGTTATTCCCAGACTAAAAGAGGAACGATATAGTCTCAATAAACAACTTCAGCTTGAACAAAAAGAACTAACAATTGAACAAATCATGGAAATTAAAGACCGTATCAAAGAAATTAATGATTCCATCAAAGAAATAAAACACAAAAAAAACAATTATTTTCTCGATAACTCTAAATATATTTTTGAATATTTTGAAAATAAAAAAAACATCAATAATGTCGAAGAAACCAATAAACTTGTCACGTCCAAAAATCAAATACTTTTTAATATTTTTAAAGTAAAACAAGAAGAAGATGTTGATAAAAATGTGTTTGAAAATAAAAACAAAAACATTGTTCAAAAATATTTAACAAATGTTGATGAATCCTTTTTAGATATTAATACATATATGAGAGAAACGGATATTTGTCCTGCTTGCTTTAAAGGAGAAATGATTCCATTGGATGATGAGGGTGTGTTAATTTGCAACGTTTGTGCAGTCAATGTTTCGTATCTTATTGAAAATGAGAAACCAAGTTATAAAGAACCGCCTAAAGAAGTATGCTTTGATGGATACAAAAAAATAAACCATTTCAAAGAAATCTTAGCCCAGTTCCAAGGAAAAGAAACCACTCAGATTCCTGATGAAGTCATTGAACAAATACATCAACAAATCAAAAAAGAAAGAATTGGATTAGAACAACTAACACATTATAAAACCAAGGAAATACTAAAGAAATTGGGATTTAATAAATATTATGAACATATTGCCTTTATTAAAAACAAATTAGGCATTAAACCACCCGTTTTTAGCCCCGAATTAGAAGACACATTATGTAATTTATTTATGGAAATTCAATCTCCTTATGCCAAAACTTGCCCCGATTATCGGGTGAATTTTTTAAATTATTATTACGTGTTATATAAGTTTTTAGAACTCCTTGAAGAAAAACAATATCTGGTTTTTATACCTCTTCTAAAAGACCGCGAAAAATTAATTGAACAAGACGAAACTTGGAAAAAAATGTGTGTCGAATTGGACTGGGAATTTATTCCTACGATATAATTATTCATCTAACAACATTAACGCCATTGCTGAATAATTATGTAAATCAATTAGTGTATCTCTAATTCCTTCATCATTTATTAAATTTACACCATTTTTTGTTATTGACATAGAACGCTGCAATTTATCTTCTATTCGCATCAACACACCAATGACTCCATATTTGGCAAATGCATCACCATAATCTATATTTTTTTTAGCAAATAATGCTAATGCTTCATTTTGAATTTTTTTCATTTGTTCTACTCTTTCCATCTATAACAAATAATATAAAAAATATTTATATTTATATTATTATATAATATTTAATTATCAATATTTATCTTTAGACTCCGAAGCCTACTAAATTAAATCCCATTCCTAAACCAGCACCAGAACGTGCACTAACACCCATTGAAGGAATATAAGTATCTAATATAGCAAATGTAGCGGCAGCAGTTAATGCTAATAAAGAAATTTCTTCAATATTTAGAGAACGTTTTGGTATAGCAAACGCAGCAATAGCAACAATTAAACCTTCAATCAAATATTTAATTATACGCTTAATTAGTTCTGTAACATCAAACATAGCCATTTATATAATTTCAAAAGAAAAAAAATAATATTTATTTAAATTAAAACTTAAACCCAACTATTTACTAAATATATAAATGAGTAAAAAGCATAACTCTAAAAAAGGGTTTGAGAGAAAGGTGAAAGCAGACGGTTCTGTCAATACAAAATATGTAGATGTCTTGGAAGTAGATAAACCTATTGCAAATCAATCATTTGGTTGTTTTTCATTTATTACCCCTGAAAAGATCCTAAAACAAAGAGAAATGTTCTTTTTTGAAGAATTTCTAAAACAATGGGAGATGAATAAATCGATGGAAAAGTTCCATCAATTCTTGAATTTTTTGTCTTACAAATATAAATTGCAATTTGAAGACGTCATTAAAGATTTCGAGGCGTTTGTAAAGGAAGAGCATGAATTGATTAAAAGTTCCTCTATTGAAGGAGATTATAAAACATATTTGGATCGCGAAGAAGATAATTTGGAGAAGAAATTTAACACTAAACATAACTTCCAAACGTCGGTTCGCGGATTCAAAGCTCGTGGTAACTTTGCGTCTCAAGAAGAAGCCGAATTGCGAGCCAGATTGTTACGAGAAATGGACCCTAATTTTGATGTATTTGTCGGTCCTGTTGGTGTATGGCTTCCATGGGAACCTGAAGCATACAAGACCGGACGTGTAGAATATATGGAAGAAGAGTTAAATCATTTGGCTCAAGAAAAGAAGAAAAATGAAGAAACCGCTAAAACTGCTTTTGAACAACGTGTTAAAGAAACGAAACAAAAGGCTATCGATGAAAACAAGAAGAATGCTGAAAAATACGGAAATGTCATTACACAAGATATTGACGAAGAAGGTAACCTTCTTGGAGTCGGTAATAACACTACTGAGCAAACATTAAGTACAAAAGACCCAGAAGCTATTTCGGTTGCTGATATACGTAATGAATTATTTGAAGGCGATAATATAGTGGTTGGTAAAACAGATTATGGACAAAGTCAGCTGAAATCTGGACCTTTTGCTAAGAAAAGTGAATAATAATAATATACAAGTTTTATACAAGTTTTATACAAGTTAAAATATATAATGAAAAATATTTATATATTTTACAATGGCTACTAAATCTATAAAGGCAATTGCTGTTTTTACAGATACTATTAGAGGAACTGTTAAATTTTCTGAACAAGACAACGGGAAACAGTGTAAAATAGATGTTTCAATTACAGGGTTAAGACCAAATTCTTTGCATGGGTTTCATGTACATGAAGCAGGGGATTTAAGTGATAAATGTACAAGCATGTGTGCTCATTTTAATCCTTACGGCGAAACACATGGCTGTCCTGGGATGAAAAATAGACATGTGGGTGACCTTGGGAATCTACAAACTAACAACAAAGGGGAAGCTAAATATACATTTTATGACAATTTTATTAAATTACGCGGAACCAAAGCAAATATTATAGGAAGAGGTTTAATTATACACGAAGACCCAGATGATTGCGGGCAAGGTGATAACGCGGAAAGTTTGAAAACTGGTAATGCTGGAAAAAGAATCGCATGCGCTGTTATTGGGTATTCTAAAGATAATTTCATTTGTTAGTTTATTTCTTTCTTCTATTATTCTTTCTACCATATTTACAGTATTGCTTTTGGGAAAAGCCTTTTGGTTTATTACAATTGATACTTAACTTATATTTTCTTGACCATTTTTTCTTTGTTTTACTTACCATATATAAATATATAATATATATTTATTATATACAATGGCTAAATTACCTGTCTTAGCTACTATTTCTCTTATGGCAAATGTTGTTGCTTTTTTTTCGATTGTTAGTAACATTTATGTTACACATCAAACGCAGAGTTATACTTGGTTTTCTCTCTTTGTGAATTTTACCGCCCAAATATTATTAATAATATACGGTTTAGCTAATAAGGCGCCTGAAATATATGGACCCACAGTATTATTATTATTTGGTCTCTCTTATATAATATATGATAAGTTCACGTATGCTGAAAAAGTAATAGAAACAGAAATCAAAGAAGTAGAACATTTGAAATAAATATTAATTATATTGTTACCATTTACTCTTTTTAACCGCTATTTTAGGCCCTTGACCCCGTTTTTTTACATTATTTGGGTCATATTGTTCATCCTCATCATCATCGTTGATTTGTTTCGACAGTTCCCAAAACTCTTTAGAACCCAACTTAAAATCATTGTGAGAATCTGCTTTGTACCAAAACACCTGATCTTGTAATTTATTGGATTTAGAGTTATTATTTATCACTAAACATTCAAAATTCTCCGTGCATTGGTCCATCACTTGACAAAATGACTCAAATGTCGGAAACATACCTGCATAATTTTCGTAAATGCGTTTCCTATTGGCTATATATGGTTCCCTTAAAATAAACACATAATCTATGTTAGTTCGTAGTGTGGGAGGAATACCCAAAGGATATTGCATAGTAATGAGTAACATTACTTTCCAGTGACGACCATTCATAAATAGTAAACGCATCATTTTATCACGCGCCCAGGTATTATCATATAAACAATCATCTAAAATAACAAATGTCCGTGGATCTATTGTACTGCGTTTGTATGTTTCTATTTCTTTTTTGATTTGTTTCAATACACCCCTTTGTCGTTTTAATATGTTTTCTATAATAGCTGTATTATATTCATTATGTATAAATAATTTAGGAACCATTTTGCCGTAAAACCCGTTCCCTTCTTCTGTACCGGATATTACAGTCCCTATGGGTATATCTTGTTGATAATATAATAAATCTCTTACTAAAAATGATTTACCAGTATCACGTCTTCCTATTAATACAATGACTGGACCTTTGGATTCATTTGGTTTGAAACTAATGCTTTTCATATCAAATCTTTTTAACTCTAAATTCATATAGTATATTAATTAAATAAAATATTTTTATTTTACGAATATCTTATAATATTATTCTTATTCTATAATTTATCTATAACTATAAACTATAATTCATTTAGGAAAATAATGAGTTAAATGTATTTTTAATTTATATTTTAAATAGCTAATGAGTATTTCAATTAAATACGAAAAGAGAAAAAATAATGGGTTGTTCAATAAGTTTAGCAATATTAATCTTCAGTCCAGCCAAAATTACATTCCCATTTATGAACGTTTTTTTTCATTAAATAATACAAATTGGAATTCTATCAATTTAAATCATTGTTGGTCAATTAGTGATATAAGAGAAACAAAAGGAAACGATACTAACGTATTTGATTGTAAACTGAAACATTCAGAAGACGAAGAAATTACAGATAATCGACAAATTTTTATTAAAATGGCACCTTTATTGGACCCTTTTAAATATTTAGTCGGAAAATACAACCATAACGATAATAATTTATTCAATCTACCTACATACAATAAAGAGATAATAGTTCATCCCAAAATTGCTGACCCAAATAATTCTTCTTTCATTGATGGGTTTTTCTCTTTTTTAACAAGCAAAACTCTTTATGAACATCAATTTATACATGGGCTTGATTATTACGGCTCTTTTTTGTCCATTAAAAACAATTATAAGATAAACGTGATTGATGACATTGATTATTTAGTGCAATCCGATTTTTTTAATTGTCACAAAAATAATTTGTTTCATATTGAAGATTATTCGCATTTGATTTCTAATAATGAAATTTCTAAATTAAAGCCATTAAAGATTAGTGCAAGTGTTAAGTCAAATTTATCCGTTAAATCAATTGACCAGAATATTTTTGAGAATATTTTTGAAAATTCCGATAGTAATCTTGAAGAAGCGATGTCTCTTGAAGATATAAAGAATATTGGCGTGGATATTGTGGATATAACTAATTCCAATTGCTTCGAATTATCTAATATTGATAAATGTAATATCAATAATACTGTTGATAAATGTGAATCATTAAAATCTGATTCCAGTTGTTCTTCACGAACATCTCATACAAATGAAAATGATTTAGATGATTATAGCGACGAAGATTGTAGCGAAGAAAGTGACCAAGAAGATGACTGGGAAGATTGTGATTCCGATGATGACGATAATGATAATGATAATGATAATGATAATGATGATGATAATGATGATGACGATGAGACAAATAGTGTAGAAGAAACATTATCCGTGACATTTCCAAAGTTTCCTGTTCAGGTTATTTGTATGGAAAAGTGTGAAAATACATTTGACAGTTTAATTATCAACGATGCTTTGTCTGAAGATGAATGGTTTTCAGCATTAATGCAAATAATAATGACCTTGATAACATATCAAAAGTTGTTTTCTTTTACTCACAATGATTTACATACTAACAATATCATGTATGTTACAACTAACAAAAAATTTATTTATTATGTCTATAAGAAAAAGACATACAAGGTTCCAACATTTGGAAAAATTTATAAAATAATAGATTTTGGAAGGTCAATATATAAATTCAAAGGCAAATTGTTTTGCAGTGATAGTTTTCAGACAGGAGGGGATGCATCTACTCAATATAACACGGAGCCTTATTTTAATGAAAAGAAGCCACGATTAGACCCTAATTTTAGTTTTGATTTATGTAGATTAGCGTGTTCTATTTTTGATTATGTAGTGGATGATTTTGATATGCTGAAAAATTTAAATGATTGTCCAAAAATAGTTAAGTTGATTGTAGAGTGGTGTATTGATGATAATGGAATCAATGTGTTGTATAAAAATAACGGATGTGAAAGATATCCGGATTTTAAATTATACAAAATGATTGCTCGTTGTGTTCATAATCATACGCCTCAAGCGCAATTGGAACGAACTGAATTTAGCAAATATTCTATTTTAAGCAAAAATGTCCCCAAAAATGAAAGTGTAATAAATATTGATAATTTTCCTATATATATATCTTAATTATAGATCCCGAAAAAAATAGCTAATCCATATAAGATAATTAAATCAATAATGAAAATTAATATAAATTTGTATATTTTTCTTTTATAAAAATGACTTAATTGATTTTTGGGATTATTTTTGTTCCATAATTTCTCTAAATTAAGAAGAATCTCATAAATTAAGAATCCTGATATAAAAAGTAATGCCGTTCTGAATGCATGTGAAAATAATCTTTGGTGTTGTATTTTTTTCATGTTTAAATATTATATATTATATTATATTATATTTTTTTATATATTATATATAATGGTATCAAAGTTAGGATTTATAATAACAAGACATGTAAACTCGACAAAAACAAATAAATATTGGAATCAATCTGTAAAATTAATTCGTTCTTTTTATCCGCATTCGGAAATTGTTATAATAGACGATAACAGTAATCAAGAATTTGTTAAAGGTGATTTTAATTATTCTAATGTAACAATAATTCAGTCTGAATATCCCAAACGCGGAGAATTGTTACCATATATTTATTATTTGCGTTACAAATGGTTTCCAAGTGCTGTAATAATACATGATAGTTTATTTATACACAGAAAAATACCTTTTGAACAATTAAATGTTCCAGTGTTACCATTATGGCATCACAATTATGATGGAGAAAATATTAACAATTTATTGCGCATTTCTTCCGCATTAACTAACAACAAAATATTAAAAAATAAATTATACCTACAACAAGATATATTGAGTAATTTTCAAATAACTTCTCAAAATAATAAGTTCAATCTATGCTTTGGTGGCCAATGTTATATACGGTTGCCATTTTTGGAATTATTGCAAAAAAAATATAATATAACTAATTTAATTAACGTGGTTCATAATAGAACCGATAGATGTTCATTAGAACGCATTTTAGGATTACTTTTTCATCAAGAATATCCGGCACTCATTAAAATCAGATCCATGTTTGGAGACATATTTCATCAACCCCGGTCATTCAATTACACATATGATGATTATGAAAAGGATTTACATAAAAAAAGAGTTATCCGAAATGTAGTAAAAGTTTGGAGCGGAAGATAATTTCGGCTTTAAGGTTGTTTTACAAAATATATATTTTATATTTTATGTTAGTTCTATAAATTATTAAAACGATGGATTATCCGTGAACACTGGGGGTGAAGCTGTTTTGACATCCACTTCCTCTATCACTGGCTTCAATTGCTCGACAATAAAGTTTCCAGCAACTACACTCACATAAACTAACAACGAATCGCGAACCAATAATTTAAGCGGCTTGGGTTCCTGATCTACATATCGCATCTCTAAAAATTTTG